GAGCGTATTGTTTTTTATAGCTCGCACCGCCCTAGCTTAAAAATTTTAAATCATTTACAGAGAGCTGCTAGCACAATTGACATCAGTAATTGGTTTATAATTATTTGCGGACCTCATGATATTACACAAGATCTAGCGCAAGCAAATCAAAAATATGGATATGATGCACATAGTATTTCTTGGCATCAAACAAAGCTAGCAGTAAGTACTCTCTTAGATGATAATAATATTTACCCGTACGAAGGTTTATGTCCGGCACCGTTTAATTCTATATCTACGCAAACAAATTTAAATGTTAGCCCTTGTTGCAAGTATGAAGGCATTACAGGCAACTTAAAAAATAATAGCATTGTTGAAATTATGAAAAGTGCTGCGAGCCACCGTATTCGTCAGCAATTCAAACAAGGTATAAAACCTCATGAATGCAATGTCTGTTGGAAAATTGAATCATTGGGTGGTACCAGTTTTCGACAGCACCTGTTGGACAAAGATGGTTTTGCAACGGATCTTACCTATATCGATACTCCTGAAGTAAAATCGTTTTCGACCATGCTTGGGACTGCTTGTAATTTTAAATGCAGAATTTGTAGCAGTAACAACAGTACCGCAATTGCTGCCGAAGAGCTTCGATTCACTACCGACATTAACAAAAAACAGGAGTTACTAACACACATACAAAATACCGCGGTGTTTGATTTCGAGCAGTATTTGACTACACTTGCACCAATTTTACCAAGTCTTGCCATGTTGCACATGCTTGGCGGCGAACCGTTGCTGGAAAAAAACTTTATACCGTTATTAGATTTTATCATAAAAACAGGGCATAACACTCATATAAAGATTCACATAAACACAAACGGTAGTATCTGGAATGACGAGTTGATTTCTCGACTAATTCAATTTGAGGGTGTTGAAATTTTGATCAGCCTAGACGATATCGGAAAAAGATTCGAAGTTCAACGAGGCGGCAATTGGGAATCCGTTGATCAAAATGTACAACGTTGGGCAAACTTACGGTCAAATATTTTTGTAGTTAAGATTGTGCCAACTGTCAATATCCAAAATGTTTTATATCTAGATCAGTTAATAACTTATTGTCAAAAATTAAATTTAGAAATTGTTTGGTGGTATCTCGAAGAACCCGAAGTGTGTTGCATTGACAATATGACCTCTACTGCCAAACAACTGGTATATACTCGATATGTCAATCATGCGAACCCAGAATTAAAACAAATTGCCAAACGAATGACCCAGACCCCGGCAACAAGTGGTAATTTGTTTTTGGCATTAATGAATGAATATGATCGCCGCCGTGGTACTAATTTTGCAGACGCTCACCGCGAAATTGTTGATGCTATGCAAATAGACAAAACTTAATTAGGTTTTTACTTATAATTCTGCTATACTTTCTCTATGACAAATCTATTCCGTAAAGCTGCTGTTTGTACAGACATACACTGGGGATTAAAATCCAACAGTTTGGTTCATAATCGCGACTGCGAGGCGTTTATCGATTGGTTTATTTCCAAAGCCAGGGAGGAAGGATGCGAAACCGGTTTCTTTTTAGGCGACTGGCACAACCATCGTGCAAGTATTAACTTACAGACCTTACAGTTTAGTGTGCAGGCCTTGGAAAAATTGAGTCGGGCATTTGATACTTTTTATTTTATTCCTGGCAATCACGATTTGTACTATCGAGATAAACGAGACATTCACGGTGCTGAATGGGCAAAACATATTCCTAATATTATTATTGTTAATGATTGGTTTAAACAAGATGATGTTATTATTGCTCCGTGGCTAGTGGGCGATGATCATAAAAAATTATCAAAAATGTCAAGCAAGTACATGTTTGGGCATTTTGAATTGCCGCATTTTAAAATGAATGCCATGGTAGAAATGCCAGATCACGGCGAAATCAAAGTGGAAAACTTTACTGGAATCGAAAGTGTGTATTCTGGGCACTTCCATCTACGTCAAAAGAAAAAAAATATCAACTATATTGGCAATTGTTTCCCACACAACTTTGCCGATGCTGGTGATACCAACCGTGGCATGATGGTGCTAGAATGGGGCAAAGAAGAACAATATTTTGCCTGGCCGGGGCAACCTTTGTACAAGGTACTTAAACTAAGTCAAGTAATCAACGGTGCGTCCAACTTGTTGGCGCCAAACATGCATGTTCGAGTAGAATTAGACATTGACATCAGCTACGAAGAAGCAAATTTTATCAAAGAAACATTTATTAAAGATTATAACTTGCGTGAAATGGCGTTGTTACCCGTTAAAAATACTTCCGTAGATTTAGATCTTGCGCCTGGCGAGATTAAATTTGAAAGTGTGGATCAAATTGTCACAGATCAAATCACCAACATTGAATCGGAATTTTATGATCCAAAGTTGTTATTAAAAATTTATCAAAACCTATGATTCAAATAAAAAATTTAACCGTAAAAAACTTTATGAGTGTGGGTAATAGTACCCAAGCCGTTGATTTTGATCGAAAAGATCTCACACTAGTTTTAGGAGAAAATTTAGACCTAGGCGGGGACGGTAGCAGGAACGGCACAGGTAAAACGACTATCATTAATGCATTAAGTTATGCCTTGTATGGGCAGGCACTGAGCAATATACGCAAGGACAATTTAGTTAATAAAACCAATGGCAAAAATATGTTGGTATCCTTGGATTTTGCAATTGGTGACCAAACCTATAAAATAGAACGAGGTCGTAAGCCTAATGTTTTAAAATTTTATGTCAATAATCGGGAACAAGTCGCCGAGGATACTGCACAAGGAGACAGCAGAGAAACTCAGGATTCTATAGAGCACACGTTAGGATTAAGTCACGACATGTTCAAGCATATTTTGGCGCTTAACACTTATACTGAACCTTTTTTAAGTTTAAAGGCAAACGATCAACGCACCATTATTGAACAGTTATTAGGAATCACTATGTTGAGTGAGCGTGCCGATCGCATCAAAGAACTCAATAAAGAAACCAAAGATTCTATTACGCAAGAAGAATTTCTCATTCGTGCTGTACAAGAAGCAAACAAAAGAATTGAAGAACAAATTGAAGCATTAAAACGCAGGCAAACAATGTGGGTCAATAAGCATGACGAAGATATCAAAGAACTTACGAAAGCCTTATCGGCGTTACAGGACATCGATATTGCGGTGGAGATCCAAGCGCACAAAGACCACAAAGCATGGGATCAAAAGCGCAAGGATCTCAACGAATTATCGAGTCAGATCTCACGAGTCAAATTGGACATCGGCAGGGAGGACAAGCTGGTTGCCAAATTATCAAAAGAAATTGAAACACTTGCAAACCATGAATGTCATACGTGTGGTCAGGCCTTCCACGATAGTAAGCACGAACAAGTTATGGCGGCGAAACAGAGTGATTTGGAAGCGGCTCGAGCGAGCAGCACAACTTACAGCACCCTCTTATCAGAATTACAGACTGCCCACGACTCCCTGGGCCTGTTAGGAAAACCTCCTAAAATGTTTTATGATAAAGAAGAAGATGCCATCCATCATCAAGCCACGCTTGCTGGATTGGAACAACAAATTGCCAATAAATTAATCGAAGTTGATCCGTATAGCGAACAAATTAGTGAAATGCAACAACAGGCCCTCCAGGAAGTTACATATGATACACTTAATGAGCTCACTCGATTACAGGAACATCAAGAGTTTTTGCTCAAACTACTTACCAGTAAAGATTCATTTATTCGTAAAAAAATTATCGAACAAAACCTTAGCTATTTAAATACTCGATTAACACACTATTTGGACCGCGTGGGCTTGCCGCACACTGTAGTGTTTCAAAACGACCTAACTGTTAGCATTGAAGAGCTGGGCAGAGAGTTAGACTTTGATAATTTGAGTCGAGGTGAGCGTAATCGTTTGATCCTAAGCATGAGCTGGGCGTTCCGCGATGTATTTGAGTCTTTGTATCAGCCTATTAATTTGTTGTTTATAGACGAAATGATCGACAACGGATTAGATACTCAAGGAGTTGAAAGCTCGCTGGCCTTACTAAAACAAATGAGTCGAGAACGGCACAAGAGTATCTGGTTGGTAAGTCACAGAGACGAGCTTGCCGGACGGGTAGAAAATATTCTTAAAGTTATCAAAGAAAATGGATTTACCAGTTATAACACGGATGTAGAGATTGCTTAATTACAAAACTGTACACCTTGAGCTTAGTAGTAAATGCGTGTTAAAGTGTCCGCGGTGTCCTAGAACTGAATTGAATTTAGACAGTTTAAATCAAGAGATTACTCTTGCTGATTTTAAATCTGGATTTCCTATAGATACCATTAGTAAAATTGAAACTTTTTTATTTTGTGGCGACATAGGTGATCCTATATATGCCACAGACTTTTTAAAAATTATTGAATATATAAAGAAAAACAGCCAAAGTCGTGTGAGAATTGTCACAAATGGCAGTTATAAAAAAACAGACTGGTGGCAACAGTTGGGCAGTCTATTGGACCACAATGATCAGGTTACATTCAGTGTTGATGGTTGGAACAACGAATCCAACAACAAATACCGTGTTAATAGCGACTTTGATAGTGTTATCCTTGGTATTAAAACCTTGCGGGCCAGCAGTGAGTGTTTAATTCAGTGGTCAACCATTTATTTTGAGTTCAATCAAGATCGCATCAAAGATATACAACAGCTGGCTCAATCAGTAGGATGTAATCGGTTTCAGAAAGTCAAAAGTTCAAAATTTGAAGGTCGATACATGACAGGCAATATTGATCTGTTAAAGCCTGTTGATGATTTAGTTGCCGGCACACTGGTTTATGAAACCGATGTGGAATTACTCAATCCAGATAAGTATGTGCCTGTTGTTCCAGCGGTGCCTAGATTTCCACACCCCTGGGCCAAGTGTTTAAATTACAAAAAAGATTTGTTTATCAGTGTCAATGGGGTGTTGTCGCCTTGCCCATGGTTTAATAATGGATATCAATACAACGATTTTGTTGCAAAGAATCAAGAAAAAATGTCAATCAAAGTTAGATCATTTTTTGATATTATAAATGACCGTGAGTTGTGGCAACAACTTGTAGATAGATTTACAACAGATCCATTGGAGATCTGCCAACTAAAATGTAAAAATGCCCAATAGTAAAATATTTTGTAACATACCCTGGTTTGAAATAAACATCAATCATGATGGCAGTTATGATTTATGTGGATGTCAAAATGATAAAATTGTTGGAACTCCAAAAGGGCAAATTTACAATATTAAAAAAATTACAATAAAAGAATACTGGAACAGTCCGCGATTACAGGAGGCACGACTAACAAAACTAGGAGATACCCCCGATCCTATGTGTAAAATGTGTCAGCAAAAAGAATCTATTGGGTATGAAAGCAATAGAATAAAAGAAAATCTTAAATCTGTTATTTTCAAAGAATCATTTGATCGCAGTTATCAACAAAGTCCAAATTATCAACATTTTGAGTATAGCAAAAATAACCACGGTCTTGCTGATTCGCATGTTCATAGCTTACATGTGAATCTTGGTAATACTTGTAATTTTGCCTGTCGCATGTGTGGGCCTACTTACAGCACAAGATTGCAAACAGAGTTTTTAAAGTTAGGATGGCTACAGCCAACTGACCGCTTTGATCATTGGACTGATACCAAAGAAGGCTGGAATAATTTTTTAAATTTTTTAGACGAACACGGAACCAATATCAAAGTAATTCACATCATCGGTGGCGAAGTTGAATTTATGCCCAAGTTTAAATTTTTATTAGACTATTTTATTCAAATTGGAACCGCCGATACTGTTAATATTAGTTTTACTTCTAATGGAAGTGTTGATTATTCAAAATATTTTAAAAAATTAAGTTTGTACAAACGATGCGAAATTGGTATCAGCATCGAAAGTGTTGATGCTATGGGTGACTACATCAGGCAAGGCGGTAACGTTGGAGATATATTAAAAAACATACAAATTATGAACAGCAATCGTCCAAGCAACATGCAATTGGTTATTAGAACAGTTCCTAGTATTTTAAGTTTGCCATCATATGCCAATTTGATACAATGGTCACTAAACATGCAACTACCAATGGACAATAGTGTGTTGGTCAATCCGCCATGGCAACAAGCCATACTATTACCTGAAAATATCAAAACAAAAATTATCGATAGTGTATCTGCATTGCTTGACCAGTTGCCGCCGACAGACAACCAGTTTAATAATCAAAAAAATCCACATAATCTTGCTGTCAGTATTCGCAACGAATGTGAAAGTATTATAAAATTAGCACAGAAACCTGCGCCCAACAATGCCGACGAGTTGCGAACAGAGTGTGCTAACAAACTGAGCCAATGGGATCAAATGAAACAAATTAATATTCGAGACTATTCGATTGATCTTTATAATTTTTTATCAGAGTTTGGGTACAATGCGTGACGTTCTACTAGAGATTGTCATTGATCCACTTTACTGGGCAGATGCTCCAGAAATACGCATTGAATTCAATCGTGTTGTTTTATTTTCTGGAGCATTATCACAAATAAAGAAGTTTGAGTGGCAACTACCTGCCAACGACAACAATCGTTTTAGTGTATTTTTTCTAAATAAAAAAGATAGCGATACTGTTGAGAATTTAGACAAAGCTGTTATTGTTAAACAACTTGCCATTGAAGGGTTTAAGTATAACTCGTTCTTGCATGCCACTAGATATCAACCGATATATTCGGAAGGGTACTATCAGTATGCCAACAAGCAGGGGATTACAGTAGAGCCAATCATACATTCAAATTATTTAGGATTCAACGGGGAGTGGTATTTAGAATTTACATGGCCAGTATTCACGTGGATTTATGAATTAGAAACAAACGGACAGGGGTGGATTTATGAAAAAAATATCTAAATTAAAGTTCTATGATAACTACTAATCCATGGTATGGCTGTACGAAAACAAACAAATCGAAGTGTTACCCGATGATTGTGTGGGATTCGTTTATTTGATTACTAATAAACTGTCCGGCAGGAAATACATTGGCAAAAAATTAGCAAAATTTAGTAAAACTACGTACAAAGTGGTAAAATTAAAAAACGGCAATAAAAAAAGAAAACGAATTAGAAGCAAGATAGATTCAGACTGGCAACTATACTATGGCAGCAATGATCAACTCAATCAAGACATACTGGCGCTGGGCGCTGACAACTTCACAAGAGAAATATTATTTTATTGCAAATCAAAGGCTGAATGCAGTTATATTGAAGCTAGAGAACAATTTAATCATAGAGTATTAGAATCAGACGACTATTACAACGGACAGATAGTTTGCCGCATACATGGTAGTCATATTAAAAACAAAATTTAGACAGGCAACTTTACTGACTCTGTGCTGAGTGTTGTGGCTCAGCCCCATCGAGGAACGGTGCAATACCCGGTCTGGAAAACTTTGGGCGTCAAAGGCAATTGCTAACTTAAGGCAACAAATGGTTTGAGCTCTGTAGAAAAAGATACAACTCATGCTTATAGGACTTGGATTTATCATCGGGTCACTAGGGTTCCGTTGATATGTGAAGCTTGAGTAGGGGGTACCGGTCAACCGCCTCCGCGTAGGAAACTACAATCTCATTATGATAAAGTGACTGTGCTACTCGGATAATGTAGAAGACACTTTTCACCGTGCATACGGTGAATTGTGACCAATTAATCTGGATAATGCTAAAGAAAAACAACCATGTCTGAGCTTTAGCGAAAGACATAGATCTCATTGAGATCTCAAACAAGTTCCGTTAAAATTGATCAGGCCAATCACGAAACAAGGCATGTTGTATGTCGCCAGCGACAAATTGATTAAATGATTTGTGTTTTGTTTCGAGCTCTCCTTCAAGTGGTGCTACTCGTTTAAAGGCACTATCCATTTGCGCCATGTCTCGAAATTCCATCAAGATCATCCATTCAGGCATGTCTGCAATACTGCGGAATCCCATTTTGCAACGAGTAATTCTGTATGATTCCATTTTGCCTTCTGTAATCAAATGATCAAAAAAACTTTTCATTCCGTTGACCCAGTCCAGATCAGAGATATCGCCTTCTTTGTTTGCCCATATGGTATAAAGATCCATTATTTTTCCTTTAACAATAATATACATACATAATTATATGAAAATACAGTTCAATCATAATTTTGGCCATCAGGAGCAAGGAGAATGTTTCCATTTTGGTTGTGAGTTGATCGAGGTCGCTCCAGAAGAGTTTGACAATGCATTGAATTTTGGTTTTTTACTCACGGTGGATCAGGGTAATCTACGATGGTATCAGAGCCGTAGTACCAGGGTCAGGACCGCAGACACCGACTACCAATTATTGGAAGATACTAGGCTAATTTCCGAACCAACTTCGGCTGAACTGGTTGAAATGGATCACATCTACACTGCCTATTGCTACTATAAAAAATTTAAAAAATATTTTGAAGTGGGGCATAGACTTAATCAAGATCGATTCATGGCCTATTATCAACAGGGTGCCTGGGTAGCCTGGGCTAAACTTCGACACTACACTGCTAATGCGATTGAAACCTGTTTGTTTGTTTGGGATTACAGCTTACCAGCTACCAAATTGGGAAATCGCAGTCTTGAGCACGAAATTGCCTGGGCTAAACAAGAGGGGTACGAATTTGTGTACCTGGGACCTGGATACGAACGCAGCAGTCTGTACAAAGCCGACATAAAAGGATTTGAGTGGTGGAACGGTGCAGATTGGAGTACAGATATAGATCAGTATTGCTGGCTGTGCCGACGAGACAGTAAAATTAAAGCTGTCTCGGATCTTTACGGTGTTTGAACAACAATTTTAAGTAGTCTTTGGGCCAGGTATCATAAAAACCTTTCCGGGCAACAAGTTGAGCTTTGTCGTTTAAGTCGCTTAGACTTTGTACCAACGCCAGCGCATAAGTTCCTTGATTCATAG